TATAAATGGCAATGCAGCGATACCCAACAATACCGTATGCTGGGCAATGGATGGACGGTGGAAGTAATTAAACACATATTATCATTTTTATAAAATAAATAAGCATTATGAATATAAATTTTTTAGCACCGGTAGAAAAATCACCTGATACAGTATATCAAGAAGTAAAGATGAACATATCTATACTCCCCCGAATGGGTGAAGATGTATTGTGTTGGAAAGATGAACAGCCAAGGGAAGTATGTCAGATTTTCCATAACTATGTCAGTAATGAGATAGTTGTGTTACTTAGTCTGCAACACAAAGACTAGCACTTGTTCGATAAAATAACCATACGCGCCAAAGTTAGTGGTGAAGAATGCCTACATCTGGCAAGTCTTCACCATTTGCAGCGTTGGATAAACGAGGACGGTACGCAGGTAAATTATAAGAGCAGCAGCTTTAAGAAGATAAGTGGCGTGGAGGTGAAGATTGAAAAGAATACGGTTACATTGAGTTGCAGCTTGCACAAGTACTGGATGAAAATGAATTATGGCCGGTTGCGGAATGATAATGTATTTACCATTAGCGAAGCTAGGGCATCATTTGAAATGTTGCTGTTTGAAAATGGTTTGTTGGCCGAAAAAACAAAGGTGGTCCTATTTGAAATAGGGCTAAACATGAATGTGAGTTTCGACCCACTGACGTTTATTGAGCTGGTGCAGTATTTACCCCGGAAGAATGATATCAAGAATGACAAGACTATGTTTGTAGATGCTAATTATCGTATCAACAGGCAAAAGACGAGCGAGAAGCACAAGGATATTAGGCGGTATTTCAAGATATATGATAAGGGGTGGGAAATGAATGAGAAGAAGAGAACCTCACCCCCGACTAAAGGGGAATTGACCTCACCCCCGACCCCTCTCCTTGATGAGAGGGGAGAAAGAACCACCCCGCCCGATGGGCACCCCTCTAAAGGGGAATTGAAGATTTTGCGGATTGAAAGTGTGTACAGAAGGCAGAACGAAAAGAGTAAAGAGTTTTTTGGAGATGCCAATGTGAGTAGGTTGGCTAAGAATTTTTATATGGATTGGAAGGACTTGTTTTTTGTACGCACAATTAAGGCCTATAAGGGCGCAAGGAAGAGCGAAGTAGAAAGGGCAAGTATCATTATCAATATAGGGGCTAAGGAGTATCAGGAGCGGTCAAAAGCAGATTATGAAGCGGGAAAGATTACATCGAAGCAATATCGTACTATAAGGGAGTTTATAAGGGATTATGAGGCGGATAGTAAAAGGTTCAAAACAGTGATTTCGGCACAAGAAAAGGAGTATAACGCATTGATATACAAGACGTACGATATAACAAAAAAATAATGCCCATAAGGGCATATATAACTAACTGAAAATCAATACCACAAATAACGGTTTTATAGATTATCAATAAGTTACAAAGCAAGGTTGGCACTTTATAAGTGTCAACCTTTTTTTTGTTTGCCTTTTAAAATGGTATTTCATTTGTAATAAAACTATGCAGCTTGTACTATACTTCCCATTTGGAAGCATTATGTTAATAATGCTCCAAATGGGAAGAAACTCTTTCTTTTTAGTTGACAGTTGATAGTTGACAATTTATAGTTAGTAGTAAATCAGCAAGTTATAGTAGAATGTGAATGAGTAAAAGGGTTTGAAAGTCTATAATAGAGGGAAATAGAAAGATAGTTTATAGTTTGTAGTTTATAGATTGAAGAACGGATTTGTAAAACACTGCGTATTTTGATTAAAAAAAAGCCTTACATTACTGCAAGGCTTATCATGTTCCTGATATTGGGTAGATGTTATTTGGTTTTTACTTTAATGAGTTTAAAGTTCTTTACTTCATATTCTCCAATGAAAGAATGCATATTATATTTATTCTCATTCATGAAAGTAATCATTGTTTCTTTTCCATCGAATTTACATTCAATGTTGGTGGCATTAATTGGTATTGATTTCATATTATTTCGTTGTTAGTTATGTTACTTGAACATCTCGTTTACTTTGTCCATTGAATCCTTTACTGCTTTGGTGAGTTCTTCATCGAGTGATATTTTAGTTTCAGTTTGTTTTGGGAGAACGTACGGCATGAGTTTTACAATGATGTTGAATTGCTCATCTGATGGTAGAGATTTAAAATCCTTTTTGAAGTTGGGTAGATTTTCACTAACAAAGGCAAATACCCAATCTTTTAGTTGTGCTGTAGTTTTGTTCCTGGTCCCCTTTTGCCTTCCTCCAGTTTTCTTTTTCTTCGTTGCGGGTATTGCTGTTTCTGGTTTAGCTTTCTTCGTTGCTGTTTTGGGTGTTTCGGTTTTAGTTTCCATTGTGTGTATAGTTTAATATGCAAAATAGCAACTATAAAATTAAACAGCAACGGTTTAAAAATACAAATTGCAATCGTGGGCAAGAAAAGAGCTAAAAAAAGCGTTTTTTTGACTTCATTTTGAGGAATATGGAACAAACGAGCAGAAACATACTAAAATACCAGCAGAAATTCGGCAAGAGTAAGTCATCGGCCAAACAGGAAACAAGCAATACAGGGGATGAAAGCCTTGCATTCAAGTTGATGCCTGGACTGATAATGTCTTGTTACAATAGCTGGCACTCATTGTCGGGATGGCGAAAGGATATTAGGCGCAATGAAGAATTTGTGTTTGGTGATCAGCATTCTGACAGGGTGTATGATTACAAAAGCGGTAAAACCATGACCGAACGCCAATTATTTGTGGAACAAGGGTTGCAACCATCGCAATACAACATTATACGCAACGTATTGCGCACCATAGCGGGTGTGTGGGCAGGAAATAAGACTTTACCTGTATGTGTAGCTCAAAAGGAGGAGAACCAACCCGAAAGCGATGTATTGACAGCCACATTACACGCACTATACCGCAAGAACGAACTTTGGAAACTAGATTACTCCCAATTGGTGCAATTGATGTTATCCGGATTGATGACAACCGATGCTAGTTATGCCACCCGAAACGGAGATATTGATATAGTAAATGATTTTGTAGATCCGTTTGCGTGGTTTTGCGATAACTCTATGAAAGACCCTCGGTACCACGATTGTACTTTGGTAGGTTATTTTGTAGATATGCCAGTGGATAGTATTGTGGGTGCATTTGCCAACGGAAACAAAGAAAGGGCGCAGAAAATACGCGGCATGTATGCGAACAATGAAGAACGCATTATGCAAATGGTGGAAACATGGACAGACGAACGGATTGAAAATGATTTCTTCACCCCCAATACCGAAAGTTACGGACTAGGCCGAGTAATAAAAGTACAGCGCAAAGAAAGCAAAGAAGGATATTGGGTGCATGACCGCTTAAAAGGCGAACGGTACCATGATGACGAAAGCAAAGAAATAGACCTCAAGCGCGAAAACGAACGCAGAACAGCCGAACAGGGAGCGATGGGCGTATTACCAGAAAATATGTTGTTGCTTGATTACAATTGGGGAACAGATGATTATTGGAAATACTACTTCCTCACTCCTTATGGTGAAGTGTTGGCAGAAATGCGTAATCCGTATTGGCACGGTAATGCTTCCATAGTATTTGAGCTGCACGAATTCTTTGTTGGCAAAATATACCCATTTGTAAAAGACTTGATAGATACACAAAAGCAAATCAACAAACTAAGTGCTATCAGTGAGTTGTTGACGAAGTTTAGTGCAAAATCGTTGATGTTTATGCCAGTTGGAGCCATCGCGGACGAAGCGGGATATGGAATGGATTATTTGCAAAAAGAAATGACAAGCTTTGATGCTATCATTCCTTACAACGAAACCAACACAGCAAATGGCGGAAAACCACATTATGAAAATACCGTAGCGCAAGCATTCACACCGCTCAACGTGGTAAACATGTACCTGAAACTAAGCGAGAATGTAAGTGGCGTGTATGGTGCATTGCAAGGAGCAACCCCTACCAGCGGAACACCAGCACAAATGTACGCACAACAGAGCCAAAATTCAGCTACAAGTTTGAACGGGATATTCGAAGCGATGAACAGCTACCGGATAAGGCGCGACAAAATGAATGTACAGCTCATGCAGCAATTTTACCGTGACAAAAAATGGATATTCGACAAGAAAAGCGGAAAGCGGATATTGTGGGACCCGATAAAGGTAAAGAACATTGAATTTGAGATGAGCGTGGTGGAGAATACCGACACACCAGCGTATAGATTGATGGTAAATGATTTGCTTTTTCAGTTGAAAGATTATGATACCAACAATGTACTTGATTTACGTGGACTTATAGAAGCGGGTAATCTTCCTTTTAAAGAACCATTGCTCAACTACATCAACAAGCGAGAAACGGAAATGAAAGAAGCAGCAGCGCAAGGAATGCCATTGCCGGGTGGAGGAATGCCAGCGGAGCTGCAACAACAGTTGGGACAGGCGCAGTTTACGCAGGAGGCGCAGGCGCAATATCAACAATTACAGGAACAACAGGTATAAAAAGCACCCCGCCCGATGGGCACCCCTCACGAGGGGAATAAGAGAGAGAAGATAGTAGTAGTTAGTTTGTAGATAGTAGAAATGAAAACAACAATAGACATAAAAGGAATATCGACAACATCTGCTTATGTGGACGGTGATTGTATGAGTATGGTGAATTTGCGGAAGAAGAATGGCGTATTGAAGCCAGTGACACCACGTAAGGTTATCAATACGCTTACGGCAGCTTATGATATGTTGTTTGTACATCATGTTCCCACTAATGTAGAGAATTATTTGGGCGTAAAACATGCGGGTACTGTTTCAAGTCTTTATTGGAAAGCGAAAACTACAGACACTTCACTCAATGAAGCATTTGCGCTGATTGGAACTACTAACATGTTTCCGAAGATAACTGCATTGCAGCAAATAGGAAATACATTGAGTGTGATAACCGAAGAGAGTATAAGCTATTTGTTGTGGAGCAATGGTGGTTATAAGGTATTGGGAGAGTTGCCGGAGTTGCCCAATATCAAATTTTCGGCCATAACACCAAGTGGAGGTTCTAATGCCAATTATGGAGATTTAGGTTCAGGCGACACCATTTACAAATGCAAAGATGGCAGACTAATAGCCCTATATACAACAGGAAGGACAAACAACAAAGAGAATATGTTGGTTAATACTAGGCTATTAATCAATGAAACAATAAATAAATGCATAACAGATACTTCATTGTACGAAAATGTAAGAGTATATCCCGGTATACAATTATTCGATTGTCACATAGTTCGGTATGCGCTAAGACTATACGATGACACATTAATCAAACATTCAAGCCCATTACTAATAGCACCTCCAGATTCGATATTTGCTCAAAAACAATTTACATACGTCTTCAATATCAACAATGATACAGAGCTAAGCGAAGCATCAAGGTTATCCATCAAGTTTTACAACTTACAAATGGATTACCTACTCGACAGTTTATCCTCCTGGTCCGACATAATCAAATCAGTAGATATATTCCTCTCTCCCTCATTGGGATATACCAGTGCCGAAAGTATTGCCAACAATTTTGCCGATACTATGCTGAACGAGCAGCAATCGTGGGAAAACATCATCAAAACAATAGTGCCGAAAAACATAGAAGACACCAAAACCCAATCCTTATTTTATTTAATAAAGAGTATTCCGTTAGATGGTGGCACAAGCACTATATTTCCAGGCTCCGATACCGACAAAAACAATTTATTGAATTTGGTAAACAAAGAATTGATGTCGGATGATTCCTTCAGTAACAATAAAATAGGAGCTTCAAAATCATTTGTATATAATGGGCGACTAAATTTAGGTTCAATAAAATCTACCTTATACAAAGGGTATGCTTCGCAGCATTTCCAATGGAATAGTATCTACAACGGTACAGCACAAGAAGTAGGCACATACGAATACTGCATAGAAACCGAAATAAAAATAGATGGTGTAACGAATATTGTTCGCAGTACCAATTCAAACTATCAACACAACGCATCACTCAATCCTTACTTGTCGTACCCAGATGCAAGAGCCACAAAAATGACAATCATTTCCAGTAGGACAGGAAAAAAGATGAAAGAATTTGTATTGAAGGCCCACGACAATTTGAATTTAGCATATTATATCAATGAAACGCTAACCCCGAATACAGTAGATGTAACCACAACACGCACTACCACAGCAACCACAGTAGTAATAAGCGAAAAAAACAAGCTAAAAACCTCATCTCTCAATAATCCATTCAGTTTTCCAGCTAAAAATACAAATACGATAGGGACAGGGCAAATAATAGGGATAACAAGTAATTCAATGCGCACATCAGAAGGTCAATTTGGCCAGTATCCGATCATCATATTTACAAGCGATTTGATTTATGCGCTCGACACAGGAGCAAACGGTATAGTATATTCAAACATCTCTCCAATAAGCTATGAAACGCCAGTATCAGACATAATCTGTTCCACGCCAAACGGAATAATATTTATAGGTAAGCGCGGATTATTTGTAGTCAATGGTTCGCAGGTAGAATTAATCACAGCACAATTGGAGCAAGAACCTTTAACCGTTGCGCTTAATATGCCAACGAGCTTAGAAGTTCCGACCATTGGCAATATCAAAACGTGGAATGATTGGTTTAAAACGTATTTAAAAAACGATTTGAATGAAGTAACTGACATTGTTTACGATAATCAGAACAACGAGATAATTATTATCAACCCCGAATACGATTACAATTTTGTGTATAACCTAGACAGCAAAGAAATTTATCAGCAAACTGAGGTGATAGACAATGTAGTTGGGAATGTTTATCCAGAATTGTTGGTAACAGAAGGTTTATCGGTCAAAGATTATGGACAAAAGAAAATGACAACCGATACTATACCAGTTGCGGTGAAGGCTGCGGTAAGTTTTGTAACCCGTCCGTTTAATTTTGGCACTACAGAAATAAAGAAGTTGGAGCGGACAATACTTCGGGCACGGCTTCATCAGAGCGATGAAATAATAGCTATGAATCATTGCAGTAATGACGGAGTGAACTTTGTGCCGGTACAAGGAAGAACCTTTGTGTCGGGAAATTACAGGGATATTGACTTAGGCTTAATGGCAAGGAATAAGCACAGGCTATTTATGTATTGTTTTACGGCAAAATTGGACGAAGACAGTCAGATAGGCGGAATAGATACGGAAGTGGTGGCGGAATATGACAACGAAAAAATGCGATAAATGAAAAGCGATATCCACAATAGAATAGACGAACTAGAATCGTGCATGGTAGATAACATTTCACTCATCCACATTCCAGTAGAAAGTATCTTTTGCCACAATATGTATATCCGTTCAGTAACATGTCCAGCAGGCGCATTGATGACTTCCAAGATACATAAAACCGAACATCCTTTCAGTTTATCGAAAGGCAAGGTGGAGGTAATGAACGAAGAAGGAGAATGGATAACGCTAACCGCTCCATATAATGGGATAACTAAAAAAGGAACGAGACGAGTAGTATTGGTAATTGAAGATTGTGTATGGACAACCTATCACAACTACAAAGGGATGAAAGAAGAATACAACAATTTATCGGAGCAAGAAAAAGAAAAGATAACCGATAAGATAGAAAAACGAATAGTAAGCGAATCAATAACCACTAAAAAATTAAAATCATGGCATACGTTGCAATAGCAGGAATGGCTGTAAGTTTGGGAACTACGGCTTATGGTGCAATATCAGAAGGCAGTCAGCGCAAAAAAATGAAAAAAGAGCGCGAAAAATGGAATGCCGAACTCAATACCGATATAAACGGTCAAAAATTGGAGAATGAAGCATTGTTCAACAATGATTATTATGGTGATTATACGCAGCGTGCAGATGTACAAAACACCATTAGGCAGATGCGCGAGGAGCAAAAACACCAAAGCGACATTGACAACAATGCGTCAGTGGTAACAGGAGCAACCCCCGAAGCGCAAGTGGCAGCCAAAGAAGCTCGTAACAAAGCTATGGGAGGAGTATTTAGTAATATCGCAGCACAGGGCGCACAATTCAAGGATAGAGCCAAGCAACACTATATAAGTAATAAATCGGCAATAGAAAACCGAAAAATGGGGTATAAGACTGGCTATCAACAAATGGAATATGCTGATATGGAAGGTACAGCACAGTCTGCTAACAACTTGATGCAAAATGGGATTAAAGGAATGGCGGGAACTGATTGGGCAGGGATTATGGGAAGCAATTCAGGGGGCAGTGGTGCGGTAGGTAAGCAAGTACAGTCAGATTATACACCACCACCTAAGATAGGATTAGACCCTAATGCAGGCAGAAATTTCGGATAACTTAATAATAACACAATTTAAATAACACACATCAAACAAACAATACAATGAAGACAATTAAAGTTGCGGTACAGAGAGTAAGAAGCATTATTCAGAAGCGAATGGTGTTGGTGATTGGGAAAATAAGAATGAACCTGGGCATAAAAGGTGCATTGGCCATTCATAAATTTATGGCAAAGAAATACCTTGACAAGAATAACAAGGAAGTGCGGAATTATATTGTGTTGCTTGAATTGTCGGTACGGAAGAAAAACAAGATGCAGAAAATGGAACGGCTGCACTGGGTGAACCGTAACAATTTTAGGAAATTGAAACGGAAAGGTTGGTTGCCGGTTAGAATGCAGTTGGACGAATTGCGGAATAAGGCATTTTATGTGAGCGATGTGAAACGGACGTATCAACAGGAGTTTGCAGCGCGGGAAAAAGCTACTAAGCGGTATTTGGAATACCTTAAGGCAATTAATAATTAATAGTTAATAATTAAGATTATGCAAATCTACTTTATATTTACGCACGACCTGATACAGAAAGGCGTGAAATTGGAAACTTCATATTTGGCAGTAAGGCGCAAACAGCAGACCGAAGGCGGTGCTATGGAAGAAATGCTGAATGAGTTGGTAATGGATGAAGACCATGAGATATTGTTTAAGCGGTTGTTTTTGCAGGCCCATGCGGAAGTTATCAGCAAAATATCGGTGAATTATCTGATGGATACTCCTACCGATTTGCAGTCGGTATATACCAACTTCTCAGATTTTAGGGAAGACAGGGATTTTGTGTTGTTTCTGACCATGCATTGTGACTTTCCATTGCAATACAAAAAAAGCATAGAGGTAAAGCTTGAGCAATATCTGATAGATTATATATGCTACAGGTGGTTGGAGACCAAAAGCCCGAACGATGCACAAACTTACAAAGCGAGATTAGAACCTACTTTGACAGAGATAAGGGTGTTGTTGGTGCGGAAGACACAGCCGTTGAAGAGGTTGCCGAGTTTTCCATAAACAAGCCCCCTAACCCCCTAAAGGGGGAATAAGACGCAGTTAGTAATAATAAGTTAGTAGATTGTAGTAATAAACCACCCCGCCCTTTGGGCACCCCTCGAAAGGGGAATAGGGGAATAAGAGAATAAGATTATGCCAACAGACGAAGAAATATACGGAGCAGCCCCAGAGCCATTAGACCAAAACAAGATGTGGGACGATTATCAGAAAGGCGGTAAACCATTGCTTGAAGCGATAATGAGTAACTATACCAAACCGGTACAGCAGATTACACCCGAACAAGCCAAAAAGGCGAAGTTTGGTAGTGCGATGACTGACACGTTTACTTCGTTGGCCGAAATGTTTGCACACGGACAGGGTGCGCGAGTGCGTAACCGTGAAGGAGCAAGCAATGTACAAACTACCAATGCCAAGATTAAAGCGATGGATGACGAATACGAAGCCAAAATGCAAAATTATGGTGGTGTGAGAGCCAATGCAGAATTGCAGGACTTTAACCGTAAAATGGAAATGGACAGGTATAATGCAGCTACTAAACGTCAATATTATTTGAATATACAAGCACAGAAAGAAAAAGCAGCAGCGTTGAAATATCAAATGGAAAAAGATGCAGCCACATTGCAACGTCAATTGGACAAAGACAAAAGCGATGCAGAATTCAAACAAGCAGGAGTAGATTTACAAGGAAAAACACTAAACGAAACAAGTAGAAACAACCGAGCCAATAACACAATAGGCATGATAAACGCTTTGCGGGAACGTAAAGGAGCAAACTTCAACAGTACCTACAATGGTGGCGGTTATAAAGTGGACGAAAAAACAGGAAAAGAAACCATTCCAATTTTCCATAACCAGAAAGAATACCAATTTCC